ATCCCCCCGAAGGGGGACCAGCCCGAAGTACGTATAACTAAAGTTGTTATCCGTTATTTGCACCATATTCAGTAGCGTAATTGCTACCGAGATCGGTCGCTAATGCAGCACGAGTAGTAGTACTAGAGTCACTTGTGATGACAGCGCAACATTCAGGACGTAGAACGCCTGTGCCACCCATCATACTAGCAACTGTAAACACAGTATTTCTACGTATGTCATCCACTGTATCAACCTTAAGACCTTGTAGTCTTAGGGAAGCTACACAACCTGTTTGCCAGATCAAAGCTTTAACACCAGCTGTTGAGAAGTCTAGGTTATATCGTGCTTCACCGAGCGTAGGAGCATCGGTTGAAGGGATATGATTAGACTTAATAATCTTACAGCCCATGTATTCAAGTGAGTCTTGAAGAGCACCAAGTGGATTACTCCACGGAGCACCTAGACCACCAGCTTGTGCAACACCACCAAACATTGGTTGAGCATTGTAAACATTACTGATATCTGCAGCTCTTGCTACACCAAGTGAACGAATGTCCATGAACGCTTGTGGCGTTACAGCACAATATACACCACCCACAGGGATGTTGTTTTCTTGGAGGTGAACACAGAAGTCTTCAATAGCTTGAAGTACCTTAAGAGCAGCTTCAATACGCTTTGAAGAGGATGCAGTTGAAAGCCCGAGATTTGCAAAGTCTGCATCTGAGTACAACGCATTGTCAAGACTCATGTCTGGACGTGGATCGTCGTCACTTGATGCGTTAGCATCGTCTCGTTGAGATTCAGCACCAGCACGTACTAGGTAAGCAGCAATTTGCTTATCCCGTGTATTCGCTAGAACCAAACCAGCTTGACGAGCGAGTTCTGCACGGTATTCCCATTGGGTTACCATGAGGTCTACGTTGTCAAGTTCAAAGTGAGCCGCCATTGGACGCTTATCCAATGTTACTTGGAATGTAGTAGCTGTTGAGTTTGTTCCACCCATTAGCTCTTCACCTGCATCCCATGCAGCTTCGAGATCTACTGTTCCTGTGATTGGAAATTCCATTGATCGACCACTAGGGATCGTCTTTGAGTTTACCAAACCTTCGAACATATTATATTCATCATAAGCATGAATTACTTCACCAGACCAAACTGGTAGCCACAGCTTACCTGGAGGGTTTGCCCCCGAAGTTGCTGCAGTTGTTGAGGATCTATACCCCATGTCAGTATTACCGAGTGAATCAGCCATAATACTAAACTCCTTATATAAAGGTTAAAATATAGGACTATTACTAACACATATAGATTATTCCCTGCAGCGAGAGTCTAACTTGTGGTGGTCATAGAATTTATAAGTCATCCATTGCCCTTAGGGGGATTTACTTAAGGTATCTATTCCCGATGTATACCTGATCGTCCAATTATTCAGGTAATGTATTCCAATTTGTACGCATCATGCGTTGTTCTACAGCCTCCCTAAACTTAGGTTCTACCTTAAATCTAGGGTTGTTCCTATCTTGTAAGAACTCACGTCTTGTAGTATAGGTGGTGTAGGTTTGTTTAGTAGCCGTTTGGTTTACTCTATTTTGAGTAGCCTCGGGCTCATTATTGATAGGTTTAGATTGTGCATCAGCATCATACTTGGACGCTAGTCCTCTGAGGGTAATGTCCCTCATGTTTGGAGTAGCCATCCCAGCATTGATACTGTATTGCACATCTTCAGATAAATTCTCAGATGCCCATTGTAACATAGACTGTAGTCGTTCCATTCCACCGACGACACTCCCTGCCTGAGCATATGATTCTCTCATCTTTGCTTTCTGTCCCGTAAGAAAATCATCAATCATAGGACCATTAAGACCTGTACGATTCGTAATATCTTGTCGAGTTTCCTCAGATAGCGTACCTGTGGCAGCCACCTCATAGGACCAATTATCCCAGTTACTTTGGTCTACACCTAGGATATTCTCTGAAGCCTCTGAGAGCTCCTCTACGGGTTCCTCTGTTTTAGGAGGGATCCGTAGTTCCCCTTCAGCTAAAGGTTCTGAGACAGCCTCTACGGGCTTCTCTGGCTCTGTAGCATTTGGGTTTATCGGACCTGTATCTGAGTATTGTTTCTTTAGTTCAGCAATCTCTTGCTGACCTTGAGTATAATTCTTCTGTGCTTCCTTGAGGGAATCAAACCATGAACCTGCGTCTGCAAAGTTCTCTGGTATAGTTTTTCCACCTTCTTGCACATAAGTTTCAAAAGCAGCACGTTCCCTAGCAGCGTTTACTTCATCTGCACTTGCTGTAATAGATTGTTCCGTATCACGGACTGTATCCATGATCTCATTAGGAGTCTCCTGTTGGTATTCGAATACCTCAGGTGATTGTTCCTGTGGAGTCTGATTACTTTCTGTCATTTATTCTTTTCCTTTTCGATTGTCCTTAAGCGAGCTTCGTGGTCTTCCAACATATCGTGAAAGCTTTCGATAGCGTGTGTTAAGGATCCTATTTGTCGATTCATTTGCCATAGCATGCCGACTACGCCAGCTCCTATGATAATTTCTAATATAGGGATAGCCCCTGTCATATTTATCATTTGCTTTCCCTTTCGGAGTATTATTTATTCCACGGAAACATTTTTCGTACCCATCCCCATAGCGGTGCGCCTACAAAGGCTCCTGCAATAAAGATCAATACACTATAAAACACTGTACCTAGAAAACTATCCATATGTTTTCTCCTTCTTAAGTTTTAACATTTCTCGCACGTTACTGTATCCCCATGCGATACTAATAGCACCCGTAGCTCCTATGATTGGTAGGAAAATCCATGATGCATATATACTGATGACATAATTTAAAATAATTAGAGCGATTCCTCCAATTATAGGTCGCCAGCCCATTGTCCCCCTTGAAATTGTAAGTAAAACGATACCAGATAACAAACAGAATCCTCCTATTCCACTAAGGATAGTTAGATTCTCTAGTGCTGCTACTTTTTCTATGTTAGTTACTCCCCCAAAATCATCTATAAACCCTCGTTCTTGGTTAACAGGAGGAAACATTCCTTTAAACATCGAGCATCCTGATAGTAACAATATACTACAGAGTAACAGGAAGCGGCTCATCATTTACCACCACTTGAGCCAGTTTTTTTAGCTTTTTTAGCTGCTCTGGCAGCAGTCCTACCCTTGACTCTAGAAGCACTGGGGGTGCTACCTTTCTTTTTCTTTTTCTTTGGCATAGTTGCCTCCTTCTTAAATTAAAGTTGTTCTTGGTGGCGCATTTTTATATGTATGTCCACTCTCTAAAACCTTTGCTAAATTATATTTCCACGCTAAATATCCTGTAAGTTTCTCTACAAGATCATCATCAACAGTGGTTGTCTCTGATAACTCATCATTAACCATAATAATTTCATATACAGTACCCTTATACTCCTGGTTGTTGAGCATCATATCTGCTAACCATGGTTTGGAATTATGATCTAAATCTGCAGTATCTGCAGAAAGTGCTTCTGTTTGATTCCCATTAGTATATACAAAAGCTTTACCATCCTTTCGCCCACATACGATAACTTGTTCACCAAGAACAGCTCCATCTATTAATGTGTAGTCAGTACCATTCATAGTAAAGATGACATCCTCATTTGTACTTGAGTAATCTACCTTAAGAGCAAACTCACCAGCATTCTTTTTAGCTACTATAGGAGCAGCAGCAGCCATAGTATTACTAGGGGAGATAACCACAGCTATAATAAAATCTGATGTATCAACCTGCCAATCCCCATTAGCATTTCCCCGCATAAATTCCGTTGTACCATTGAATACCAAACCCTCATGATTTCTAAGATCAGTATTACGTTCCAATAACGGCATCTTGGATATTGTGAGTTGCTCAAAAGCCACATCACCATTTACTCTATTGGTCATCTCAATACATCTTGTAGGGTTATCTGTTTCAGGTTTAAAATACTCTGGACATGCCCATGTTTCTAAGTTAGCTGAGATAGAATCAGGTGTCCAAATAGGACCCAGTTTATGGTTCCATTCATGGTCCCATATTTCTGGTATTCTATACCCTCTATTACTAAGCATCTCATTTCTAACAGATATAATATAATCAAGATTTCCTCTTCCGATTATTTCTGTTTGGTTTAATTTTAATATACAATTATCAGAAACAACGTCGTTCTTGGCACCAAGGATATCTAATGAAAGAAGAGTATCTCCATCTTCTTTCATTACGTACCTCCCATCATTTGTTGTACTTGTTGGGACATCTCTGGATTGGCATCAATAATCTCTTGAATACCTTCACCACCCGTAGCTTCCATATCCTGAGCAGCAGCTTGTCCCATAGCATTAGTAACCATCTGTCCCATACCCTGTTTCATCTGTCCTTGAGTAGCTATCTGTTGTTGAGCTTCTGCAAGTTCCATCTGTTGTTGTTTAGCTTCTTCTTCGGATTTAACCCAGTTATTGGCATCGAATCCTACCGAAGTAACTAAAGCACGAGCGTATGATTCCCATTTGAATAACGCAAGAGCAGGTTCAGGAAGATTCCTTACCATCTCTCCCATCTGCATTAGTTTTTGTAAGTCAGAATCTCTACTTAGAGCCTGTAGTCCTGTGACTATCTCTACACTAAGGATACCATCAGAAGCAAACTGTTCCTCTAATCTAGGATCTATCTCACCATTTTGTAACATAAGAAAAGTAACTCTATTAACTACAGGTTCCATAAGATCTCTAGATATAGCAGAGAATGCTCCACCAAGTACCGTCTCTAGTTCTGAGCCAATCATACGTACCGCTGTAGCAGTCACACGATCTCCACTAGGTATAGCGGATCCTGTTAATAGAAAAGCATTACCTATCTCTCGTCTCATAGTTTCAACACCTGACTGTGTAGCTTGAATCTGAGGTGACATAGTTCCGGAAGGACTCAATGTAAATATATCTTGTTCTCTAGCTGAGACAAACTCACCGTTCTCTGCACCCGCAATATCATCTAGTTCTGTAATACCTGCGGGGTCTACTCCAATCCAGAAGGCGGAGGCTGCTGCCACCCCTTCGGTAAGAGCTTCTGTAAAGGACTCTAAGGTTTGTATATCACCTATGATATCCTCACAATGTGATCGACCATAGTTCTCACCTGTAATGGAAGCCCAACGTAAAGGAATAAACGGAGATACTTCATACTCTCCTTCATTTTTAAGATTTCCTTCGCCATCCTCAGCTACCAATGCCCATGTATCATCTTCGTTACGTGTAACTCTAATGTACTGAACCTCGTATCCCTTGCGGCTGTCGGCTGTATAGTTGTATTGTCCAGATGTAAAGATATCTTCCTCGTTGTCATCTGAGATAAACTCAAGGTAGATGATCTCTTGAACTTCTCCCTCGACATTTCTCCTGACAACGTATTGATCTAATCGAATGACTCTAAAGTTTAAAGAATCTTCTACGATTACTAGAGCGTCTCCTACTACAATCAAGTGCTGTAGTGTAGTATAGATAGTTTCTCTTAAGTTTCTACTCGATAGTTTATTATGTACTTGATATGAAAGAGATTCCAAGAAGTTCCAGATCTCTTGATTAGGTTCCATTCCTGATTGTAGTTCGAACCTAAAGAATGGTGTATCATTTAAAGGCAGCATAGCCGATAGAATCCTACTAGCCATATTGGTTACACCTCTAGCTGGTACCGAGCTGTAAGGCTGAGATAGTTGTACCTCTTCGTTCCATCCCTCTGGTGGAAGTAGCGAAGGTATCGTAAGTGATGAACACTTCCTTGCTCTCTCTAGCTTCATTAGACGTTGTTCATTTAAGAACTTCCATCGTTCAGCGTTTGTTTCCTTAGACATGGTATATTCTCCTTAGGCGGGTGCTTCTTCCTCTGAGTCATCGTCTTCATAGTCATCCTCATCTCCATAGAGACCATAGAATCCATAGACTAATTGATCTTCTTCGGATACATCTTCTACAACAACTTCCTCAGCTTCTAATTGAGCCTGACGTTCGGCTTCAGCTAGTGCTGCTTCCCTTTCACCCTCTACTCTTTCGATTCTCTGGCGTTCCGCCTTCTCATCCTGTATTCGTTGCTCTTCTTGGGCTCGTACTTCATCTTGGCGTTGTTGATACATCTCTTCCTGAGCTGCTCTTTGTTCTCCCATCAGGGTAGCTAATACCTGAGCTTGTTCAGCCGCTGAGGGTAACTTAGGCATACTAACACTTCCTGATTTCATAACTTACTCCTTACTTGGGGCGTACCGAACTTGTTTTCGGAGCCTTTCTTTTAAATTTTGGCGAGGATTTCTTACTTCTCTTAGAACCGTAGAACTTGGGGGCTTTGAATTCTCTTGATGTCGCTGTATCTCCTACTGCTGCCGCTTCTTTAGAGGATCCAATAGCTCTACCTTGGATACCAAACAATGTCTTAGCAAAATTTCTCTTGTTTCGAATTGCCATTACCCTTGATTTCTCTTGATCTACAGCTATCTGT